TGGTTTGCCCTGCGCGGTGAGTCGTGCGTTTCTCACGTTCATGTCTGTATGCACCAACACCGTCCATTGCGCCAGTATCTGCGCCTTCAGGTGGTCTGTCTTACTAATGAAGTTCTGCATCTCCGTGGTGTAGTCAAAGTACGCAGCGTTGGGCAGCAGCCTATCTCCATTGTCACCGAAGGGCAGTGTGCTCTTGACGTGGTAGCAATACATCTCGTTGCCCACCGCTTGATACTGGTACACCAGATTGCCCTTGTCGGTGAACGTCTCGCGGCTGACAATCTGCCCCTCGTCGCCCATCGTAGACTTGACCAGTGCTTCAGCATCCTTGTCCCGCACCCGCTTGGCAGTACCACCACGCGACAGTCGGAACTTCATCGCACGATTGGCGATGCTCGTATCCTCTTGCAGTTTGGCAGCCATACCTGTTTGCATATCCATTTCTTTTCTCCTTTGTTACGTTATGTTAACGAAGTACCTCTCCAAACTTGACACCCCATGCAGTGAACGCCTTGGTGTTGGCAACCTCGGGCTTACGGATCAGACTATCTTTCACGAACTTGGCTTGCATCTCGGGCGGCAGCTTTTTGGCGTATTCCACCAGCGCATCGAAGGTATTCGTGGATGCTTGGTCTGCCAGCATGTCGGTCACAAGGAACTGACCGGACACCGACTCGGGAACCCGCGCCTTGGTAGGATTGAGCAGCACCTCTTCCACGCTCGGAAGCTGGGGTGCAAGGTCGCGGAACGCCATCAACTCGGTGGCAAAGCCCTTGCCGATACGCCCAGCAATCGTGGCGTACACGGCGTCGGGGTTACGGAACAACTTCTTGGCAACCGTGGTCCACGCCCTAGGAGTTGAGTTGATTACCTTGTTGGCATCGAACTGGAACGCTGCGTCGCCCTTCATGCGCAGGTAACGCATGGTCAGGTGGTCAACGTCATCCATGGTAAGCATGTACTCGACCTGCGACTCGGCGTCATACCTCGTTGCGTACATATAGCAACGGTTGTAAATGATGCTAGGCACACGGTTCGCACCCGCACGGTCAGATGTACGGTTACCAGCCCAACTGTGCCACGTGCCCTTCGGCAGATACAGGTCATCAAGCCGATTCTCCAACAGAAAGCTTGCTGAAGAACCCATGACAGCCATTTGAGCGCGGGGCAGTTCATCCATGAAGTTGGCGAACGGGTAGTCCACCATCCACTTCTTGTCCTTGAACCAGACAAGTTGATTGGCGTTGTCAGTGTCGCGCATGGGCAAGCCCTTGTCGTCCGTAACGTCCTGCATCTCACGGTTGTTGATGTACAACGGCAAACCTGCCGCTTTCGCAGCTTTCGCCACCAACTCGGACTTCGCGCTCCCGGGGGGCCCAATAAGACCGACTGACTCCGCAGCCAGCGCGTGTTCGATGAGTATAGGAGTCAGTTCTTTTGGCGACAGTTCGACAATCTCTGATTCCTGTGCAATTTGGCTATTTGTGTTGGACATTCTGTTGCTCCTGTTTGGTTATGTTATGTAGGTAGAAAGGTAGAAAAGAAGCGGTCGTCTACTATGGGGTACCGCCAAACGTCAGGTAGGCTCGTCGCGCCTGATCACCCCCTTGATAATGCTATCCGTCACCGCACAGTAGACTACGCGGGACTTCACGTGCCTATGGTATGAGTCGTGTTACGGCATCGGTATCTCCTCATCTAGTAGGTCTAGTGCTACGTACGGGTTACCGTCCACCGCGTGGACATACCAACGCAGCGTCACCTTTCCCTTAATGGTCGGGAACGCTTCTCGCAGCCTTGACGGGCGGTCTGGTGGTCCATGTAACGAAAGCGCCTCCAGCGTGATCTGTAAAAGATAGTACTCACGCAAGGCGCGCAGCCCATCGGGGTCTATGCTCCCTTTGAGTCTGGGGTCTGCTTTAGTAGGGTCAGGCTTAAAGTCGTGCAGGGTAGGATGCCGAAACACCCCAACTCTGGCGAGTGCATCCTTTAGTTGTGACATGGCATCCCTTACGTAAAAATGAAGTGCTCAAGTACCGATATGGTTTGCGCTATCATTGCTTTGTCGAGTTCTAACCGTTTTATTTCGCGGTCACTGTAAAATCTGTCCTCGTCGCCAGCTTCAGGCATATCCTCAAGGTAGTGCTTTAACTGCACCACAAGCTTGTCAAGGTCTGTTTTGCTTGTCATCTTCACTCTCCTATTTCTTGTAAGGGATTACCCAACTACCATCACCCAAAGGTATGGCGGTTTCCTTTAGTAACTTATGCTGCTCCTCGTGCTGGCGTATCCACTCACGCTCTTTTGCACTAGCTTTTTTCCACAGTGAGTCCGACACGGTATCGGGGTATGGGTTTCGGTCTTTCATCTCATTCCCCTTCAGCTACTTCTATTTTGTCTACTGTGTCGTACAAGTCCACGCGTTTAGTTATCTCAAAGAGAGGAAACACAGCACAATCTTCGTATAGATTGATATGCAGCACGTTATCGCGCAGCGCAACGCACACCTCATACCTGCTAGCGATACGACCCTTAGGCTTTATAGCAACCCCCATGCGGTCAGCCGTTGAAACTACAGACCATTCCTTTGTAAAAGATTTGGTTACCCTATTTTCGTTCTTCACTTTCTTAATGGCAGCCCTTCGCCAAATTACCTTTTCTTTTTTGTCACTGAAAGGCAAGCCTGTAATATCGGTTGTACCAAACTTTTTGTGAGTAAATAAATTAAGGGTGTAGTGTGCGCGTAGTAGTTCATCAAGCATAAGCGCGTTGGCTTTCTTTTTCATTTACGTTCTCCTGTATCCTCGGCCCTATCAATCATTCTTTCCCTGCCGGACATGATGTCGTGGATTTCCCCGTCCTCCACGTAGAAGCACCCCTTGGCGAGGTGCAGCATGGTGTTACGTTCTTCGATCATGGGTATCGTGCCCTTAGCCCTGAACTGGAGGTGCGCCCTACACACAGGGCAGTCTTCCTCGTAGTCGGGGCATGGTGCGCCCACGATATCAAGCAGTTCTGCTTCTGTTACGGGAAGGTCGAACTCCATCCATACAGGTAGCGGTAGAGGTATGGGCTCAGGTTTGGGTGCGGGGTAGCCGAGAAGTTTTCCCACCATAGATACAAGGTTTATGTTTGTATTAGTCATCATCTCTACTCGTAACTTGGAGTCCGAACACGAAGCCGATTAAGCCACTAACCAAGCTAAGGGCGATTATCCACATGGGGGCTACGTCCTCATACATTTGGGCGAGGCATACCGCGAATAGAATTCCCAGAAACAGACAGGTGATTATCTTGATCATGGTTTACTCCTTGGTTAAATTAGTCGGTGTACGGCGTGGATACAACAATGGGTACAAAGTCCTCCGCATCCACCTTTTTGAGTTGCTGCTTGGTGGCGCGGCGAATCTTGCGGTTTACTGCCTTGTGGATTTCCTTACCTGCGGCACTACTGGCACCACGGCGGCAAGAAGCGCATGAACAGCGCGGGTGTTCGTTTTTACGCATGGCACCTCCGGTTGGGTTGGGCGTGATGAGTCGTTAGCCGGTTATGTCGTGCCGGCAAATCCCCAGAATGGTTGCGCGCGCCCAATCGCCCCAAGCCCTAGGGCAGTCATAGGCGTTGATGTGCAGCAGCTCGCGAATCGCTCCGCGTATTGCCCCCAACTCGAGCAATTCCAGCTTGGTGAGGCGTTTCCCCCCGCGCAGATGAAACGGGCGGTCGTGCGCGTCCCACAGAAACCCTTCCGCGACATTCTGCCACCTGCTAGCGTGGTCCTTGTAATCCCCCTCTGGGTCGAGCGTGACCCGAACGTGCAAGGCTTTCTGCACCCAAAAGCTAATCGTAAGGTTGTTCATGCTACCTCCGTGTTAGTTAAGACAGCTAAGCTATATACGTGGTTTTACAGCGCCAAACGGGTAAACAGTCTGGAGTATATAGCTTAACTAGATACACCAAGTAAAAGTCGAGCATTATAGCTGACCTTTATATGCCCTTAGGTGCGGGGTGGTGTATCTAGTTAAGCTTTATGGTGGGCGCGATGGTGCCCTATTTTTCAGGGCGGATTGAACACCTAAAGAATCAAGGTGTTACGGGATGGTGCCCTAAATGCCCTAACTTTTGGAAGAACATCTCGTTAAAGCCTAACTATAACGCTTAGATAAGGTAGGGCAGCACTCAGCTAAGCTTTATAGCCACTCTGGAGATTTTCCGAGAGATACCCCTAAAAAGTAGGCGATTAGGGCACTATACTATTACATTATTGATTTATATAGGTTAGTAGTGCCCTAAAGCGCTGACCTATTTGCTGCCCTACTTTTTTTCTAGGACAGTTAAGCTTTATAGTCCTTGGTTGCCCTGCTGGATTAGGGCACGATAGCTTAGCTTTATACCCAGATTAGGGCATGATAGCTTAACTTTATAGTAGGGCACGTGGTGTCTTAGACTCTGCCCACCAACCCGAACGCTGTTTGTTGGGTCACCACGTGCATGAAAGGCAACCCTTGCGGATAACCTTTCATGCACCCCCTGCTTGCGCAAGGGATGCAAGGGCTTTGTTACTAGTCGACAATCTTTATACCGTCGACTATTTCTTCGGCGCGCTCTCTGTCGCACCCACGGGAAACCAACATCCCGACAACCACGTCGTAGACTTTATCCTCCGACAGTCCGGAGTCGGCATCCTCCACCGCCCGCGCCGCGAGACCAGAGAACATGGCATCCTGCAAGCCGAGTTGCTCTTTGTTGTACGCGTTGCGGATCACATCGAGCATATGGTGATTTTTCACGCCACCTTTGAGCGCCTGCTTTTCCATTGTGCCGATGAACTTGCGGACTTCCTCATCGCAGTCGTAGATCGACTTCGGCGCAGGTGCAGCTTTAGCAGCAGACCACGGCGCAGCCGCAACTTCTGCAGCATAATCCGGCGTCCACTCTAAGGCTTTTTCCTTGCCAAGCAGCTTCTCGCGGTTGAAGAACACAATCTTCTTCTCGGTTTTGCTCCACGCTAAATTGCCAAACTTCTCCAAGAACGCGAGCAGGCTATCCTTGCGGGACTCGGTACCGAGCGCGTCATACAACTGCTGCGCTGGCGTGGTGTTGCTGTCTGCGATGCTGTAGTACACCGCCTGAACCGCAACCACCTGAATCATGGCCGATGACTTGACCAGTAATCCGCGAATCTCGCTGATCATGCTAGCAAGTGTGGATACTTCCATTTTTACAAAGGACATTTTGATTCTCCATTTTAGTTGAAAGGCTTTGTCCAGCGCCCTACATAGCGCCCGAGGTTTAACTAATCCTGCGAGAGTTGCACGAATTCCACATCACGCAATGGTGAAGTGAGAAGTTTTGCCCTACGATCATTGAATGACCAATTGCGCTTGCCGCTACCTTTTGAGGCTTTGACTTTGTTGCATACATTCGCTGTAATGTGCAGCCGTACCGTGAAAGTTTTTTTTGCCATGATTTTCTCCATTGATACGGGCGCTATGTAGGGCGCTGGAACAAGCCTACCTGCGGTGAAGCAGGTAGCTAAAAAACCTTGCGTTATGGGGAAAGGCTTATGCAGCCTAACCTTTGCGCAAGGTTTCAAAATGCCCTTGCATTGTCCGCCCGATACATTTTCGGCGGATAGGTTTGACAGCTTCAACTACGCCGTTCACCCTATTCGTGACAACTACCGTCACGTCACCTACGCCACTACCGCGCGGTTAGGTCAGTTCACGATTGGGCTGGTCTAGGCTAAGCCATGTACCAGTCGGGCTTGCGCCCCGCTACGCTGTCGGCTAGTGGCGATATTTCGCGCCGAGTACCGAGCACTCAAGGACTGGTGTCCCTATGTATGGCACGCTGTCAAAGCATCGGGGGGGGCAGGGGTACCGTGGAAGGGGGGGCTCTGGGGGGGTTGGGGCCTCCTCATATAACTTTCCCCTTTTTTCCTTTGTATAAAGCTTAGCTTTAATATACCCCCCACCCCCTTGTTTCCTTGCTAAAATTTTAAAAAAAGTCTATAAACCTGTCCTATGAACATAGACTTCGACACGGCGTCCCCCGCCACCGAATTAGGTTTTTCTATTCCTGTAGGCCCAATCCCTACAGACTTGCCTCCTATTTCTGACATCACCGATGCGGAGTTTCTGTCCGAACTGATCAAGCAGAAGGCTCTGGTCAACGTAGATATCCTGACCAACATCCTTACGACTAGGGCAGTCAACCCAACGGCCAGCGTCAAGACAGTGGTGGATGCTTTGGATGCCAACTACAAGTTGTCCGGGCTTGCCGCCAAGGGCATGGCAAAAGAATTGGCTGCTGCGGTGTCCATAGTCATTAACATGCCGGGGCGGGGCACTGCGCCAAAGACAATTACTGGCGTCGTCATTGAGAACGACGAGATAGAAGTACAAGCAATACAAGCCCTACCGGAAGTTGTGGCCGAATCCGAACCCAAACCCGACCACGATGGCGCGTAGTAACCACACGGTTGACTATACGACGACCCTGACGGGGGAGTTGTTCATGTCTTCCGATTCCAAGGTCCGTGCAATCATGGGGCCCGTAGGGTCGGGTAAATCCACGGTGTGTTGCTTTGAGATCATCCGGCGCTGTGCGGAAATGCCCAAGTGCAAGGATGGGTTTCGTCGTAGCCGGTGGGTCATAGTGCGTAATACCCGCGATCAGCTAAAGAAAACCACCCTGAAGACGTGGACCCAGTGGTTTCCTGACGGTGTGGTTGGCCACTGGAAAGAGTCAGAAATGACCTTTTTCTTGTCTATTGACGACATTCGCGCCGAGATCATGTTTCTTCCGCTAGATACGCCGGATGACCAGCAGCGACTGCTTTCCCTTGAGTTGACCGGGGTATTCATTAACGAAGCCCGTGAGGTCCACCCGGACCTGATAATTGCTGCTCGTGGGCGTATGCCGCGTTACCCGTCTAAAGCCATGCTGGATAAAGTGCCAGACCCGGTAACCGGGGTTCCTGTTGTGCCCGAGTATTGGTCTGGGTTGATAATGGATACCAACCCCCCGAGCGAAGACAGCTGGTTCTATGAGCAGTTTGAGCTAAGTAAACCGGCTGGCTGGGAGTTATATAAACAACCCGGTGGGCGTACGCCGGAGGCGGAGAACTTGGACTCGCTTGGGTCTACGTACTACGAGGACATGATGGACGGGGCGTCTGATGACTTTGTCCGGGTTCACGTTGACGGCAAGTACGGGCGGTCTCTGGTAGGGCGACCGGTGTACGAGGAATCGTTCACTAAAGACTTTCACGTATCCGCAGAGCCGTTGATACCGTTGGAGTTTAATAATTACCCTATAGTCATAGGAATGGACTTTGGGCGGACGCCCGCAGCTATATTTGGGCAGAAAACGGCGCGAGGGGCGGTGCATATACTGGACGCCATTTACAAAGAAAACATCGGGCTTGAGAAGTTTTTGGAGGAATATGTCAAACCCCTCATCGCGCAACGGTTTCCTAAAAACCGTATTCTTGTCATTGGCGACCCTGCTGGCTGGGCTAAATCGCAGCTTAGCGAGGAATCAGTTTTGGACGTCTTCAGGCGGCAGAGTATGTCGGCCCTTCGGGCGGCGACCAACGACCCTACCAAGAGGATCGCTGCGGTGGAGAAAGCAATGGCGCGCCAAGTGGAAGGCAAGGCACAGTTCCTTGTTGACCCCCGTTGTGTTCATCTCATCCAAGGACTCTATGGTGGATACAAATACAAGCGAAAACAGGACGGAAGCTACGAAACGTCTCCACTGAAAGACTCGTTTTCCCACGACCAAGACGCCCTGCAGTACCTAATGCTTGGCATTGACAACGCTGTAGGGTCGGCAGTAGGCATGGATTCAAACCAGCGCCGGGAAATACAACCTGCGCATGTCTCTGCCGTTGGATGGACTTAGTTAGATATGGTATATTCAGGGTGCCTGTCCTCCTCCTATGGCGGGCAACCGGGGGTTACTCCCCTTTCTCCCGGTTTTTACCCCGCACCCCGACTCTGGCGGTGACGGGGTATTTTTTTCTACATTGCACAATAACTTTCTAACTGGTACAGTCTGACTACCATTCACGCCACGGGGGGTACCCGCATGGCTTTAGCTCAACTTATTCCCGTACAGTCTTCATCCGCAATGGAGGTTGAAGCCTCTCGCGCTGCTGCCGCTATGGAGCAGGTAAACCCAGTTATCCAAGGACTGGCCGCGCACGTCCGCACCCGATGGGAAGCAGCTCGTGTTGCCAAGCAGATTCCGGAGCAGCGCCTGCTGCAGTGTCTACGCCAGCGAAACGGCGAGTACGATCCTGATGTTCTGTCCCAGATTAAGAAAATGGGCGGCTCTGAGATTTTCATGATGCTGACCTCCACCAAGTGCCGTGGAGCTTCAAGTTGGCTGCGGGATACGTTGCTTGGTTCAGGCAGCGACAAGCCGTGGACTATTGACAGCACCGCCATCCCTGACCTGCCGCCCAACGTAGCTGACATGGCGGAAGACATTTTGAAGCAGGCCGTGCAGATGATCATGCAGACCACTGGGGAGATGCCCAACGAACAGGTTGTTCGTAGTGAGTGGGAGCGGATGCGCGACGAGACCATGCGTATGCTGAAGGACGAAGCGGAGAAACGCGTCGACCGGATGGAAACAAAAATGGAAGATCAGTTGCAGGAGGGTCACTTCCGCGATGCCATGTCCGGGTTTATTGACGACATCGTTACTTACCCCACTGCGATAATGAAGGGCCCTGTTGCCCGCAAGCGCAAGTCGCTACAGTGGCAGGGGAATGGACTGGTTCCGGTTGAAAGTATTGTGCTGGAGTGGGAACGTGTTGATCCGTTCATGTGCTACCCCTCTCCTTGGGCCTCGTCCCCGCACGATGGTTATTTCCTTGAGCGGCATCGTCTGACTAAAGAAGATATTCAGAATCTTATTGGCGTAGAGGGGTACAGCGAGCCAGCGTTGAGAAGCATTCTGGATAATTTTCAGTCCGGTGGCGGTGGGATGCACAACATGATTTCCATCGACCAAGAAGTTAGCACTGCAATTGGTAAACTCACGGCTGAGACCGAGCGGATGAAAGATGTGGTTGACGCTCTTCAGTTGTGGGACTCGGTGCAGGGAAAATTGCTAATAGAGTGGGGTATGGCTGCTTCAGATGTACCGGACGTGGACAAGATGTACCCCTGCGAGGTCTGGCTGATTGGTTCCACCGTAATCAAGGCGGTGTTGAATTATGATCCGCTTGCTCGCAAGCCCTACTACACGGCGTCGTACGAAAAAGTTCCCGGTGCATTTTGGGGGAACGGCGTTGCTGACTTGGTTCGGGATTGCCAGAGTATGTGCAATGCCGCAGCTAGGGCGCTATCTAACAACATGGGCATTTCGTCGGGTCCGCAAGTGGGTATCAATGTCAGCCGCCTACCGGCTGGAGAAAGTATCACCCAGATGTACCCGTGGAAGATTTGGCAGTTCCAGAACTCGGACTACCAAGACGCCAGCCAGCCTATTACCTTCTTCCAACCACCTAGCAACGCTAATGAGCTTATGGGTGTGTTTGAAAAATTCCAGACACTTGCAGACGAGTACAGCGGCATACCCAGATACATGACTGGTGATAACGCCGCCGGTGCTGGCCGTACGGCGTCTGGTTTGTCAATGCTGATATCCAACGCCTCCAAGTCAATCAAGTCTGTCATTAGCGCAATTGACCAAGGCGTACTCACTCCCCTGCTGGTGCGACTGTATCAGCACAACCTGCGCTACAGCCAAGACCCCGACCTGATTGGCGACGTGAACATTGTTGCTAAAGGTGCTATGAGCTTAGTGGCCAAGGAATCGGCGGCGGTTCGTAGGACTGAGTTCTTGCAACTGGTGCTCACTAACCAGATCGCTCAGGGTATTGTTGGTCCGCTTGGTACGGCTGAGCTTCTGCGTCAGCACGCTTCGATGCTGGACATGAACATTGACAAGATTGTTCCAAGCACGGAGACGTTGCAAGCGCAACAGCAGCAAGCAGCGCAGCAACAACAAGCCGCGATGGAAGCCTCCATGCAGCCAGAAATGGAGCAGATCGAGTTCCAAAAGGATGAATTTGGGGCTGTAATAGGAGCCGTGAAGATGAAAGGGCCTTCACCCAATGGTCAATCCTCCGGTGGTGGGTTGCGTCTTCCGCAGCCTAACCCCAACGCTAAACCACCTATGCTGCAGCCAGACGGGCAGGTAGCTGGGGGGCGTGACGGGAGCCTGATGGTTAATCAAGTTACCGGGGGTAATGGATGATTACCACGGGGATAACGGTAAGTTCTAAGGTCTGTATGTTGGAGCTTCTGGCCAAACAGGACTTTAAGTTAGCTCTGTACAGTATCAACGCCGAACTAGATTGCTACACGGCTGAGTACACCTCCACCAACGAGGCTCGTGGCAAAGGATACAAAGCGGGTGGTCTGGACTTGGAGAACCCACGAGTCTGGGTTGAGGACGAACAAGCGTACCTGACTTGGGATTCTCCGGTCATACCGGTGTCTACGCTTTCCGCTAACGGGTTTATGATTTATTGCCCGACTATGGACAACCGCTCCATCTTTATCGGGTCATGGAATGCCACGTACACCAGCACCGAAGGGCCGTTCACGATCAATATATCGCCTGAACAAGTTTGCCTTAGCTAGCGGCGCTAGTGAAGCGCGATGCCACTAGGAGTTGTTAACGGGGCAGCAGTAAATGCCGCCGTAATAAACGGCAGCTACCCCACCCTGTATGGGGCGTTGTCTACGACGCAAGCCGCTGATGTAGTCCTAGCCGCAGGGGCGGTAGGAGTTGTAGGAGATTCGAGCAGCACACAGAGCTTTAACACCCTAGTGGCCAAAGGTGTGGCAGGTGTAGTGGGAGATTTGAGCAGTACGCAGGCGGGTAACACTGTCCTGTTCGCGGGTGTAGGCATTACTGTAGGGGGTCTTACCCAGACACAGGCTGACGATACTTCTCTGTCTGGTGGGTCAATCAGTACCGTAGGAGACCTCAGCAGTACGCAGGCTGCTGATTCAGTATCAGCTTCATCGGGCGTACTAACGGTAGTTCAAGGGGCCGGGTTGTTTAGACCTATTCGGTCGGCTAATACGGCTCTTGTTGTCGGTAGTATTGTAGTCGGTTGGGATGTTGTAGTACTGCCACCCACATCGGTAATACACATACCGGTTAGTACCCAGTACATAGCAGGAAGGTTGTTAACCAGCGGCGAAGTGCTGGCCCCGTATTTTGGTCTTAGTACTCCGGTATGCCGTTCAGCAATAGTCTTTAAGAGCAAGGTTTCTAGGCCAGTAGCTGCAAGCAATTCTCCGTTGGTAGAGGGGTTTGTCTATAGTTCGCAGGTTTCTAATGTTGTTGGGCCTAGGTGCGGTGCTACAGTGGCAATAGTTTCCGGGCGAGTGTACAGTGGTGGTAGTGTGGTTCGACCACGTGCCGTACGTAACCCGACGATGGAGCAACTGATGGCTTTATTTTCTTAGTGGAGTAACTCATGGCTAAAACTCCTGCATGGACGCGTAAGGAAGGTAAAAACCCCGAGGGTGGTCTGAATGCCAAGGGCAGAGCTTCTTACAACGCTGCTAACCCCGGCAAACCGGGGCTTAGACCTCCTGCTCCAAACCCCAAAACAGAGAAAGACGCTGGTAGAAAAAAGTCTTTTTGCGCAAGAATGACGGGAATGGAAGGGCCAATGAAGAAGCCAAATGGCGAACCGACACGCAAAGCGTTGTCGCTAAGAGCATGGAAGTGTTAACCAAATCTTGCACTCGTTGCAAAGAGGTGAAACTGCTTGATGCAGCGAATTTCCCATTGCATAACAAAACGAAGTCCGGGTTTGATAGTTGGTGTCGCGTTTGTCGGAATGAGTACCGTAATGCCAATTGCCGTGGGGTGTACCGCAATGCAATTACTGATGAAACCCTAGCGGATTTAAAATTAACCGTAAAGCAGTGTGTTATTTGTGGTGCAGAAGGTAAGCTAGTAGTGGATCATGACCATGCAACGGGTAAAGTACGAGGTATGCTTTGCAATCATTGCAATCGTGGGCTTGGGCATTTTAGAGATGACCCAACGCTCTTGGAGTTTGCCGCACAGTATTTGTACGCCTCATGTGACAGCCCAAAATGGGA